CCGCCGTATCCGACGACGCCCTCCGGTGGGCCGAAGCCATGAAGCAGGCCGCCGACAACCTGCGCAAGCAGGAAACCCCCAAGCTCGAGTACCGCGACGCCTTCCTCGCAGAGTGGAACCGCTGGCACCTCGGCAAGGACGAGACCAAGAAGGTCCCGCTCCCCAACAACTGGAAGCAGACCGTGGACCGCTTCCGCCTCGCCGGCATCCCCACCTGGATGTGGGCCGACATCGTCGACGCGGCCATGGCCAACCAAAAGGTCAAGCCCGACAGCAAGTTCCGCTACGTCTGCGGCATCGCCTGGAACAAGGTCACCGAACTCCAGGCCGAAGCACGGCGAATCGTAAACCCCAACGCGACTCAGCCGAAGCTGCCGCCGCTCCCCGAGGCCCTGACGGCGATAGCTCTCGAGGTCTGGGGTCGCGAGACCGGAGAACACCCTACTGACGAGCAGGAAGCCGAACTGCGAGCCGGTGTCGTCGAAGCGATCAAGAGCCATATCGACGCCGACGAGATCATCAAGGCAGCCAAGTACGCCGCCTGGTTCGGTTGCTCTTCCATCCCACAAGGCCTCGCAGAGATCGAAGCCGAGGGCCGGCACATGGGAACCCTCACCGTCTGGGAATCGGCATGGGCCGCAGCCAGCGGACAGCGCCCACCAAAGGACGCATTCAACATCTTCACCAAGGTGTGCTCAGCGCTCGCGGAGACCAGCGCAACCACCACCCAACTCCACCTGGCCGCAGCGTTCGCAGGCGCCCACCTGACCCCCCACCTGCACTTCGGGATCGATTGGGAGCACCTCAAGGCGGCTGGAGTGGAGTGGGTGCGGCAGCGCGCCATCGACTTCTGGGTTGCAGCATTCGCAGCAACCAACCAGCACTGGCCAGCCGACGAGCACCGCGAGGCGGTCAACCGGTCCATCGACCGCATCCGCGATGACAGCGACTTCACCCTGTACGACCTGTGGGCTGCCGCAGCATCAGCCGGCGCCTACGGCGACACGGACCTCTCCACTTCCCTCACCCGCAACCTGTCGGTCTTCGAGATCGCCGCCAAGCCGCTGGCAGGAGGGGGCAACTGATGGCGCGCATCCGCACGATCAAGCCCGAGTTCTTCACCTCGCTCACGATCGCCGACCTCACACCGGAACAGCGGCTCACCTTCATCGGCCTGTGGACCCACGTCGACGACGCCGGCCGGTGCGTCGACGACGCCCGACTGATTAAGGCTGCCGTCTGGCCGCTCGACGACCGCACCGCGGCCGAGGTTGAGGTCGACCTGAAGGCACTCAGTGAGTCCTCACTGATTACTCGCTACACGGTCAATCAGAAGCGCTACCTCGCCGTCACGAACTGGGCTGAGCACCAGAGGATCAACCGGCCGACGCCAAGCAAGCTTCCTGGCCCTGACCAGGCAGACCAGCCCGACCCTAAGCCTCCGACCAGCGGAAATGACGACTCACGCACTCCTCACGGAGGACTCACTGAGGACTCATCCCCGGAAAGGAAAGGAAAGGAACAGGGAAAGGAAAGGAGAGGAGAGGGGCCCGCGGGCGTGACGCCACCGCCCGCAAGCACACCGCCGTCGACTCCACCGGCCAGTCGGCCTGACGGCCTCCACCCCATCCCCGACGACTTCCACCTGAACGACACGATGCGCCGCTGGGTGAACGCCACCTACCCAGCACTCGACCCGGAGTGGGAAACCCAGCAGTTCATCGCCTACTGGCGCGGCGAGGGCCGGCGAAAGCGCAACTGGCACGAGGCATGGCGCAAGTGGATCGCCGACTCCGCCAAACGAGCCAGCGAACGCGCCTCCGGCAAACACCTGCACGCCGTGCCCGGTGGCTGGGCTGGTTCGAACCGTCCGCATCCCGCCACTGGGGCTGCTGCCCCCATGCCCACCGCAGACGACTACAAGAAAGCGAAGCCTTTCTGATGACCACTGTTGAAGAGCGGCGAGCCCGCCACGATGCTGTGCAGGCCGCGGCCCGCGCTGAGATCCGCCGCCAGACCCTCGACCGCTACCTTGCTCGCCGGCCCAGGGCGCTCGCTGGTGACTGGCCCGTTCGCCCCGAGGTCCACGCGTGGATCGACGGCTTCCTCGCCGGCTCCCACGCCTCCCTGCTGCTCCGCGGGGAGCCCGGTACCGGCAAGACCTGGCACCTGTGGAAGATCGGCGAGCTGCTGATCCGCCGCGGCTGGTACGGCCGCTACTACCTCGTCCCCGACCACGAGTTCAAAGCCGCCGCCGACCGGCCCGCCAACCTCGACAAGCTGCAGGCCTGGCGTGAGGCCCACCTGCTGGCCCTCGATGACCTGGGCGCGACCCAGCTGTACCCGTGGACCGTCGACGCCATCGCCCAGCTGATCGACGCCCGCTGGCAGAACCAGCTGCCGACGCTGATCTCCACCAACTTGCTCACGCTCGACCCGCTTGGTGCGCGCACCGTGTCCCGCTTCGCCGACGGCGGCTCCATCGACGTCGAGTTCACCGGCGCTGACTTCAGGAGGAACTCGTGACCCTGCCTCACCCTCACGACGAGTCGTCCGCTGACCGGCAGCCGCCGGTTGATGTGGCCGCGGAGCAAGCCGTTCTCGGTTCGATGATCCTGTCCGACCGTGCCCTCGAGGAGGTCGTCGAGATCGTCCAGCCGGGGGACTTCTACCGGCCGGCCCACGAGACGATCTACCGCACGCTCGTCAACCTTCACACCGCGGGTGAGGCCCACGACCCCATCGCACTCGGCAACCAGCTTGAGAAGGATGGTGAACTCACCCGGTGTGGCGGCCGGCCTTACCTCTTCGAGCTCGTCAACGCGGTCACCACCGTCGCCAACGCTGGCTACCACGCTGGGATCGTCCACGAGAAAGCCGTCCTGCGGAAGATCCTCGAAGCCGCCAACGGCATGACGCACAGCGTCCACAACCGGCAGCGCACACCCGACGAGATCATCCAGGACGCCTACGACACCCTCGAGGGGCTGTCGGGGCTTACCGACACCGGGGACGATGATTTCGCCATCGGGGTCGACATCATGGACACCGTCGCCGAGGTCGTCGAGATCCGCGAGCGCGGCCCCAAGGAGGGCCTGAAGACCGGGTTCACCGACTTCGATGCGCTCACTGGTGGTCTGCAGCCCGGCCAGTTTGTGCTTATTGCTGCCCGGCCCGCCATGGGAAAGTCCGTTCTCGCTGGTGACTTCGCCCGCTACACGGCTATCCGCAACGACATTCCGACGGTCTTCTTCTCCCTGGAGATGGGCCGCAAGGAGCTCGAGAAGCGGTTCCTCGCCGCGCAGGCCACCTATCCGCTGCACTGGATGAAGAGCAAGGGCCCTGTCGACGATGCGAAGGTTCTTGATCTGATCGAGGCGGGCAAGGACATGCAGGCGTCCCCGCTGTTCATCGTCGCTGACACCAGCATCACCCTTGCGAAGATCCGCTCCTACTGCCGTCGCGTGCAGCGTCAGCGCGGTCTTGGGCTGGTCATCGTCGACTACCTGCAGTTGATGAACGGCGAGTCGGCCGGCCGTAACGACAACCGGCAGCAGGAAGTGTCCCGGATCAGCCGCGGTCTGAAGACCCTCGCCATGGACTTGCAGGTCCCTGTCGTGGCGCTTTCGCAGCTGAATCGTGGGCCGGAGCAGCGGCAGGACAAGAAGCCGATGGTGTCGGATCTGCGGGAGTCGGGGTCGCTGGAGCAGGACGCCGACATCGTGATCCTCCTGCACCGTGAGGACGCCTACGAGCCGGAGTCGCCACGCGCTGGTGAGGCGGACCTGATTGTCGCCAAGCACCGCAATGGGCCGACCGCCACGATCACCGTCGCTTTCCAGGGCCACTACGCCCGCTTCGTCGACATGGCCCACACCTGACCGGGAGGAGGACCCGCGTGCCCTACCTGGATACCTGCGACCACTGCCTTACCGCGGACAGCCCGGCTATCCCGCCGGTGAAGGTCTCCCTGAGCGGGCCGGGAGCTGTTCTCGCCACTTACCGGTGTCCCGCCTGCGGCGCCATCTGGACCTGCGGATGGGCCACCCAGGACGACGGGGAGGCCGCCTGATGCCGCGTCGGAAGTGTTTGGGCGGCTGTGGCAGGTGGCTCACCTCCCCGCAGGCGAT